ATGTTGCTGAAATAAAAATCAGGGCAGACAAGCGGATAGGGGAGATAAGCAGGGATTTGCCGACAAATCAATTTAAGGGACTTAACAACGTCTCGTTATCCCACGATGGGGGAACGACCAAAACCCAAATACTAAAGGATGCGGGTATTAAACACCACGAAAGATTTGAAGCTATTGCAAATTTACCAGAAGACCTTTTTGAGCAACACATTGAAAAGGTTAAGCGTAGTAATACAGAGCTTACCAGTGTTGGTTTATTGAAAGCAGCAAAGGATTTTGTAAAACAAGTAAAAAGAACAGAGCAATCAGAAGCAGCAAGGGATATAAAGGTTGATGTTGATTTTAGACTTGGGGACTTTGAAGAAGTTTTTGCAGATATACCGGATGGAAGCGTGGATTGCATTATAACCGACCCGCCATACCCGAAAGAATTCATTGAATGTTGGACTAAATTAAGCAGGTTCGCAAAGCGTGTTTTAAAACCTAATGGGTTTTGTATTGCTTATTCAGGACAGATGAACCTACCGGAAGTAATGAATAGAATGAGCGAAAACCTTACATATTATTGGACTTTTAGTTTAATACATACTGGAAGCAGACAGTTAATTAATGGAAGGAGTTTGTTTTGTGGGTGGAAGCCCATATTGATATTTCAGAACGGATTTAAAAAACTTGAAACACCGTTTGATGATTTTATAATGGGTTCAGGCATGGAAAAGACAGAACATAAATGGCAACAAGGGAAAGATGAACTACGCCATTTAATTGAAAATTTTACAAGACCAGGAGATTTGATTATCGAACCATTTGCAGGGGGTGGCACAACTATAATTGCAGCTTTGGAATTAAAAAGGAACATTAAAGCTGCTGAAATTGATGAAGATAGTTATAATATAACAAAAAGCAGGGTATGGAAAAGCTGGGAAACTATTTCAATTCAGATTTAAATAAATACATAGGAGAAAACCTACCTAAAATAATGACATCCATTGATGTTGATTTATTTCAGGTTAAGTTGAGCAGAAGAATTATAAGGTTTGCAGAGTATAAGCACGTGGGTGAAACAACCGGAGTACAGCAAGAAAAAGCACTTAAACAGCTTGCAAAAATGGCAGGAGTAATAAACAAAAATACTGAACTTTTTGACGGATGGACAATGCAGGTTATGATTATAAGAGGCAATGTACCATATGATTATATTGAAATTACTGATTTAATTAATGGTAAATTTTATAAAGTTGCTGGCAAAAAAGAGATTGATAAATTTCTAACCCTTGAACCATGAAAGACCCCGCAGTATTGATTTATAAAACGGAGCGTAAAAATCCAATAAGATATGTAAAATTATAAAACCGGGAGGCTGAATGAAACCAATTAAACGAGTGATTTGCACTTACGACTTTGCGTATTTGGATAATGTAAATCATTTCGCAAGTGGTGACGAATACGATGTTTACAGAGAGGACGAAAGAGATTTAATAGTTATGAATTATAATTTAGTCATCGTTCCAAAACAATACTTTCAAGATTTGCCCGAAATCGACAAATTTAAGGGCATGACAAAACGGACAAGAGATTTTGTCAGCGGTCTGAAAGAACTTTTTAAAGATTTTGACGGCTGGCATAATTACACTAATAGCTATATTCATAACTTAGCAAAACAATATTACATCGGACGTTTAGCACAAACTTTGCGTGATTTGGAAAGGCGTAAAATCATTGAAATTGAATATAATTCAAATAGAACAATTAAACGATTCAGGTTTATATGAACTTTCAAAACAAAGATACAAGAGGATTAATGAAGATTTGTGTACGTAAATTTAATGAATACATTCGATTAAGAGACCGGCATGAGGCGTGTATAAATTGTGGTTCTTGGCGAACGTTGCAAGCCGGACACTTTTACCCCGCCAGCTCATATCAGGGATTACGGTTTGATGAAGATAACGTAAACGGGGAGTGTCTAAAATGCAACTTTTACGATTCGCAAAGCCACGCATACAAATACCGTGCTAATTTAATTAAGAAGATAGGGGAGGACAGATTTAATCAATTAGAATTAAAAGCACAAATCTTGAAAGGCAAACCGTATAAATGGGAGCGTCATAGTTTAATTTTAATTTACGATTTATATAGTCAAAAGGTCAAAGAATTAAAGAAATGGATTAAGGAAGAAGAGCATAGATGAAAGTTAGCAAAACACAGTTAGACTTGGAGAGTCAAATCTTGCATGACATAATTTACAATGTAAATTTACGTGCGGTTGCATTTGAGAGATTGGATGAAAAATACTTCTTTGGAGTTAAAAATAAGAAGCTATTTAAGATTTTATACAATCATTATAAGCAGAGATTAGATTCAGATATATTCTTAATTTTAAAAGAATTTAACGATGTTCCATTTATAACAGGTTTGGATAGAGGTAACACATCTGGCGGTCTGGAATTTGTGTTTATAAATCGAATTGATGTATTGATAGAGTATTGGTTAAAGTTCGAAATTGATAGATTGTTTAAAGAATCCGTAAATGATATTGATGTTTTCGAGAGGATAGATAGAATACAATTGGAATTAAACCAATTAAAATTAGTCAATACAAGGGATTATAATGAGTGTATTGATTTAATCAAGATATTTGAGGCTAATTTAAAACAAGCGAAGGGCGGTACAAACATCATTCCAACGGGCTTTATAGATTTCGACCATGATTTCGGCGGGTTTGGTCGTGGGGAGTTAATTGTAATAGCGGGCAGACCATCGCAAGGCAAAACGGCATTCGCTTTAGATTGTGCCAGATACCAATGCAAACAGGGGATTTCAGTTGCTCTATTCTCATTTGAAATGGACGAGTATTGGATTACACAAAGACTGTATTGCAAAGAGACAGGATTCAACTTAAATGACATCAGGAGAGGTAAATACCCGTCTGAAGATGAATACACAAAATTCTGCCAAGAGTTTCAGACTTGGAAGTTTTACACCGATTTTAGTCGTCACAATGAATTAAGTCTATCTGCTCGAATTAAAAGCATGAAGCAACACCACGATATTGACATTGTTTATATTGACTACTTGGATTTTATAAAAAGCACGAACAATAATCAAAATTTAGCAGTACACATCGGGGCGATTACGAAAGAATTAAAAACGACGGCGAAAGAGTTAAACATTCCGATTGTTCTATTAGTACAATTAAATCGAGAATCTTCCAAAAGTCTTAAACCAACTGCCCCTAAATTGCATGACTTACGTAATTCGGGTGAAATCGAACAAGATGCCGACATGGTGTTATTTGTGTACCGTCCGGAACAAGAGGATCATGAATTCTTCGCGGGTGAGCCTAAAATCAGTTGTATTGGAAGAGCAAGAATACAAGTACGTAAAAATAGGAATGGCAATATCGGGTATGTAACATTGGATTTTATAAAAGAGTCGGCGAAATTCGCAAATCAAAATATGGGTTTTAATGACGCAGCATTTTAAATTAATTAAGGAATGAAGGATGAAGATAGGTACTAAATCACAAAGAATAAAGAGACATTTCAGAAACAACAAAGACGAATATTTATATAAATTGGTTCATTTAATCGTTGCGATATGTCTATTATTAATTTCATCAAAAGAGATTTTCACGGGCAATAACATAGCATTTGAACCGTTTATACTATTCGCTATGTTATTTATATATGCCGTAGGTGCTTTAATATACACAATCTACGAATTTTATTATTTACTTAAAAGAGCTACAAAGTGAGGCGGTATGACGACGAAAGAGATTGCTAAATATTTACACAAATCCGTAAGTTGGTTTACGTTTTACAAGAAGGATAGAATTGACAAAAGAGGCAGGAGATATAAGGCGAAATTAAAAGAAGGGGTGCATTATGTTTGGCTGGCGGGGGTTTGTGTTTGGAATAAACAAGAAGTTATAAAACTATTTGGGAAGACAAAATAACGATATGAACGAAGATGAAATCAGAGACGAGGCTCGAAGAGCAGCAGACCGCTCACAATTCATGAGTAACCATATTTATGACCACAAAAGCTATGAGGATGGCTTCTACGAAGGAATGAATCAAGCATTACGCCAATACGCTGTTATGCAACGAAGTGAAGAGTTATGTGGCTTTTTTGAAGTGGACACTAAAACTTCATCAGCCACTAAATGTAAATGCGGGCGTGAAGAATGGGAACACCCGAAAGCCACATAATTGCACCTAACGTTTTGCGTATTGGTGCAGTGCGAATTATTAACTAAAAAATTAAATAGAATGGACAAACTTAAAAAACTACTTGAAGATATAAAAGGTGCTTTACCTTTAATGGCACAACTTAGAGCAATAGACCAAAGTGCATACAAAACTTTGAATGAAGCACTAACCGAAGCATTGCAACAATACGCTGTTATGCAACGAAGTGAAGAGTTATGTGGCTTTTTTGAAGTGGACACTAAAACTTCATCAGCCACTAAATGTAAATGCGGAGGTGAAGAATGGGAACACCCGAAAGCCACATAATTGCACCTAACAACAAGATATACGCAACAATTAACGAAGGGACACCTGCCCTTCGGATTTTAAATGAATTCATTAAACAACCCAAAAGGGGATTAAATGATATATTATTTGGCATCACCATTCTCAGACCCTGACCCAAAAGTCAGGGAGCAAAGATATTTGCAAACTATTGAAGCGGTTGAAATATTAAGGCAAAAGGGAGTTTATGTTTACAGCCCAATAATTCATTGGTACGAAGTGTCTAAGAGATATAATTTAGATTATGATTTTGAAACGTGGAGGGAATTAAATCATGAAATTATAGATAAATTAGATGGTATAATAGTTTTGTGTATAAATGGGTGGAAAGAGTCCAAAGGGGTGTATGATGAAATTAATAAATTGCGACGCTACAATAAAAGACACTCCCTATACAAACCTAAAGAATTAATGTATATGAATCTTTATAAGTATGAAGACAAAATAGACTTTATATTAACGAATACAAGATGAAGATACCGGAAGAGATATTAAGCAACCAAGATGAGTTAAGCAGATTTGATGAAATAGCGGGGGTTTATGAATTTGAATCGAGGAATGACAAAGAGGAATCAGAGCGTTTGGCGATTTTAGACTATTATCATGAACAAAGAAAAAATAAGGATTTAAAATAATGGAAATAAAGCGAATATTTGGAAGTAACGAATATAAAGTAGTGGATGACAAAGGGTCTTGGATGTTTGTTGGGACGAAACCCGAATGTGAGTTATACGTACAAATGTATAAACCGAAACACAAAGCAGTCCCGACCGAAGTATATAATCAATTAGCTAAGATTTTATATTTATATCAAAACTATAAAAAGAATGAATCTGAAACAATAGAATTAATATATTTTACAATCATTAATTGAGGTTAAGATGCAGTACATATATTACGGCAAAGACATATCTTTGGAGTGTTTTAAATGACAAAATCAATATTCACAATTGTAAAGAATGAACGATTTTTCATCGAAAAATGGCACGAATACTATTCAAAACATTTCGAGTCAAAAGATATTTACGTTTTAGACCACGACACGACGGACGGCAGTTTAGATGATTTAAAATGCAATATAATTAGAATCAGTAACGTCACTACGTTTGACCATGTTTGGTTGCGAGAACAGGTTCAAAACTTACAAAGAGAGTTATTAAAGCTATATGATATTGTTGTATTCGCCGAAGTAGACGAGTTTATAATACCAATTAATGATACATTGACAGATTATCTAAAAGACTTTTATGTAAGCGAAGACGATTACGTAACTTGTACCGGAGTTGAGCTACTTCACTCTAACGCATTTTACGAGTCCGGGAAGATTTTAGATGTGAAGAGACAAATGAGATTTAATCCGCGCTTCATGAATAAAACATTAATAACTAAAGTCCCTTTGAATTATGCAAAGGGATTCCATGAGCACGACAAACCAAACAAAGTAGATAGCGGTTTAATCTTGCTCCATTTACACTATTTTGACTATTTGCAATTCATGTATCGAGCGTATGAAAGATTGAAATTAAAACACACGTTTGAGGCGGGTTTGGATGGAGTACAAAACAAATATTTAAATTTAGGAACGTATCATAATGATTTTTGGAAAAGCCAAAACGCAGATTGTTGTATTGAATTGCCGAGTGTAATATGAGTGATTGGTGATGGTGCTGTTAGCAGTAGGTTTTATCACGAATTATTAATTAAAAAAAAATATCCAAATGACACAAGAACAATGGGAATATGAATCTGGATACGCAGCGCAAGCCGAAGCAGAATATCAGGCTGAAATGGAATACTATGCATACTTAGATAAATTAATTGAAGATGAGCAATATCAATTATACGCTGTCGAAATAGCGTTGGATATGCTTAATTCAAAAGAGTTCACCAATAGCGGTATGTCGCCTAAAGATTGGTTAGCTGCGGAAAGAGAACGTTTGGGGGTGAAAAGTCTATGAAAGAAATAAAGATAAAATGTGATGCTAAGAATTATATTGAATTATGTAAATTCAAAGAATTACAAGGCAATTTAAAAGATTTAACAGAATTAAACTATAATAAATTAAAATAAAAAAATGCGTGGGAAAATATGTTTAGTTACTACGGTAGTAAAAGCAAAATAGTGGACTACTATCCACCACCGAAGCATAAAAAGATTATTGAACCTTTTGCTGGAAGTGCAAGGTATAGTTTGAAATATTGGCAAAATGATGTTACAATTGCAGATAAATATGAGGTTGTAATAGAAGTATGGAAATATTTACAGGCTGCCACAAAAGAACAGATACTTGAATTTTTAAAACTAAAATTGGAGTATAGATTATCTGATATTGTAGAAAAAAACTCAATAGAATGGAAATTTTTAGGTTTTTTAACGCAGGCAGGGCAAGGAAAGCCAGCAGATACAAGAACTAAAATGTCATCTTTTGAGGCAGGTATAAAAAGAATTGCAAACAATCTATTTAGGATTAGGCACTGGAATATAATACATGAAGACTACAGAAACTTGGAAAACATAGAAGCAACTTGGTTCATTGACCCACCGTATCAATTTGGAGGTGAACACCAATATAAATTTAATAACAAACAAATTGATTTTGAAAAACTTGCAGAATGGTGCAAAAGCAGAAACGGTCAAATTATAGTTTGTGAAAATACAAAAGCAGATTGGTTACCATTTAAACCAATGACTGAAATGCAAGGCACTATGTTTAAAACAACGGAAGCAATTTGGAGTAACCACAAAACTAACTATGATGCTGTGCAGCAAACTTTGCCGTTTTGAAAAACTGATGTGCGTGGGCAAAAAATTAAAAAATATTGCACATAACATAAACCGTCACCATTGAATTTTTTTATTTAAGGATTAAAAATGAAAGTAATAATTGAAACGGATGAAGAATTAACAATCCATATTGAAAACTATGTAAAGAATGAACTGAATGACAAAATCATGTATCACATCAGCCAAATTAGCAATCAAAACGATACGTCTATAAAGATTGGAGACAGGGTGAACAAGTATCTTTGTAAAGTTAAAGATAACGGTTTACAGCTATATTTAGCTGCGGACTTAGAAGCACAAATTATAAAATTAGTATAAACTTAAATTGAAATAATATGTTAAAAGAAGAACAAAACCCCGCATCTTGCCAAACTGCTGTTATATGCCGCCTTTCTGATTTAGGAAGGAAGGGATTAACGTGGGATTGGTCAAAAATTGAAATGAATAAACAATACTTTGTCAGTCGTGAAGATGTTTTGAACATGAATATGCTTTGGCAACTTGTACAAGGTAGAATTTTAGAACAAGCACAAAAGTTAAATGCAGAAGTATTGATGTGGGAAGATGTCATCAAAAACGGATGGTACTTGTTACTGCGCCCGCAAGGTGGCATATAACGTTTTCGGGCTTGGCGAAGGCGGGGAATTTAACCACAAAAGTTTAATAGAATGACAGAAGATGATATAACTACAAATGTTCAATTGGAAAACGGAAGCCCCGCTTTTGCCAAACCCGTGTTATGCGTATGTGTGGCGGTTATTTAGCACTAAACTCAAATTGAAACACGAAAAGAAAAATTTAAAATAGCAGAGCGATGGCAAAAAAAGATTTAATATACAGCGCCCAACAAAGTATGTTTGGAGCAAGAGAAATTATCGGATTTGGTTCTGATGAATTTAGTGTAAAGGAAATTGATAGGGATAGAGCAAATGCAATTATTATCAAAAATCATTATTCTGGTAAAATAACAAATCATAGCTATATTCATTTAGGTGTGTATTTAAAAACAGAAATGCTTGGCGTGTTACAAATAGGATATGCGATGAACCCTGCATCTGGTGGCGGAATAGTTGAGCAAACAAAATCGGATGAATTTTGTGAATTGAATAGAATGTGGCTTGATGATAAACTACCGAGAAATTCAGAAAGTATGGCGATTAGTTATGCGGTTAGATACATTCGTTCAAAATATCCTAAGCTACGGTTTTTAATGAGTTTTGCCGATGAAAGATGTGGTGGATATGGAATAGTTTATCAGGCTGCTAATTTTCAGTATTATGGCGAACACACTAATGTTTTTTGGGAATTTGATGGGCAATATTTTCACAATGTTATTATGACAAACGGGTCAGACCAAAGTAAACAGGCACGAATATTAAGAGCAAGAAAAGATGAGGCACAAAAAATAGAACTAAGACAATTTAGGTATATTTACTGGCTAAATCAGAGATACAAAAAAGAATGCAAATTGAAGGAACAACCATATTTAAAACACTATGCAGAAAATCCCAACGGTTTAGAAAAAACCGAAGGGGGGGCTATTTTAAATTTTTCTTCCACTGAACTGTCAAATGGAAACGAAACGTAGCCACATTACGCATAACGCATAAATTAACGAATTAAGTGAAGATATGATGAATGAAGATTTTAAATTAATTATAAGAGCGAATGTTTTAAAATCTCTAATGAGGATGGAATTACGTAAATTATCAATAAATTTAGAGACAGTCGTAAATGATATAAAGTCCGACCCTGATGATTTTGATAATTTACTAAAATTCCAAGAATTGAAGATGAGTGAAAAGAGTTTGTTAGATATTTATAATGATTACATTAATAAGATTGCAAGGTTTGGAGTGTGAGAAATCATTGTACCGGACATAACTTACACGGGATTAGATACTCATAATTTAGATATATTGTTTTAAGGATGAAATGAAAGAATACCAATTTGAAGAGATTGTATTTAGCCTATCAGTCATCATTGCTATATTAGCGTATCAAAATGATTTGATGTGGGTGTGTTGGGTTTTTGTCGTAAAAAGTATCTTTGATGGTGTGTCAGCGATTGTAACAGCGTATAGGTCGCTGATGAAACTTCAAAGAACTAAGGTAGTTGTCAAACATAATGATTCAACGGGTGGATGATGGAAGTGTTTGTAGTGAAAGACAATGAAAAGATAGTAGCGGTATTTGATAGTGAAAGTTTTGCTCGAAGATTTATGAATCCAGGTCATACGATAGAAAAATACGGGGTTAATAAAAAAAAGAGTGCTATGGTAGATTCAAGGCTGAGAATTGCAGACGATTATATAGCTGTTTTAGGAAGGGTTTGTAAGTTAACATCTATACAAACTGCACAAATCCAAAGTAGAACACGGGAGCAGCCAATCCCACAGGTACGTGCAATAATAGCGCATATATTAAAGACAGATTACAGTCATTATCTAAGTCCGATTGCTGAAATTATGAATTTAAACCATTCAACAATACTTACATATTTTGACATGGTATCTTACGGAATGTATGCTTTTGAGAGATATAAAATTAGGTCGTATATAAGCGACATTTTAAATGAATATTACAAAAGGTATGGAGGATGACAAACCATGAATTAAACGTCTTGACTGATATGTTAATTAGTGTATCATTTCACCTGGTGCTTTATTATTTAATTTTTGCATTTGGATTTTGGGCGTTGGTCATTTATAGCACTTGTCTTCATTACACAATTGTTAACGAATAGACAAATAGTTTTAAAATATAGAAGAGATGAAGAGAATGAAGACATTAAAAGCTAAAGATTTGCAGTCCGGAACTATTAGGTGAACAAAATGATTAAATTTAGACCTCTGATTAATTTCAGGGGTCTTTTTTTTTGCTTAATTTTAAATTAATTTAAAAAAAGTGAAAAAAAAATTTGTTTATGTCGAAAAAATTGTTATGTTTGCGTTAGGATTAAAATCAAATTAAAGATTATATGTTTAAAATATCCGACAATGGTATTAAAATATTAAAAGCACTCGAAGGACTAAGCCTAAAATCCTATTTAGATTCAGCGGGTGTTTGGACTATCGGATATGGTCACACTAAGACGGCAAAAGCTAATCAATTAATAACAGAGAGACAAGCTGAAACGCTATTAATTCAAGATTTAATTAGGTTTGAGAAATACGTTAATTCATTCGAGATTGAAACACAAAATCAATATGATGCTTTAGTAATCTTTGCATTTAATATCGGTTCATTTGGTGTAAACTTCTCTAAGTGTTTAAAAAACAAAGACTTAGCGAATTTAATAGTTTGGTGGTTAAAATACATTAATGCCGGTGGAGCACCTGTGTTTGGACTTGTAAGGCGTCGAGCAGTTGAAATAGCGTTATTTTGCGACGATGCAAACCCTTTACGGTTTAGGTCTTACGATGCGACTACGATTGACAAAGAATTAAACAAAGTAATTAATGAATATTTTAAAAAAAAATGAGTGATGGAAAAGAAATACCGAAAATTGGATATTCCGAACCCGTCAAAGCCAAACATTTGGATCTTCCAAAAGTTAGTCCAACTAATCCGAAAGACGTGGCGAAGATTGACAGACCCAAAGACCCCGAACCCTTACGAGCCGAAATAGAATTGTCGTTTATGGAAAAAATCAAATTAAGCATTTTAATCATTTGGAATCTTATATTATCAATCATAAAATTAAAAGGATTAAGCATGAGTGAGCCTAAATCAAAGACTACGTTAATGGCAACTGTAAAATTAATTTTAAGAATAGCCGCCATTATTTTAGGATTTTTTGCAATTACTATCCCGGAGAATGTCGAGATAGCAATACCTTTGGTTGTAGCGGGGATAGCGGAAATATTCTCTTGGCTACAAGGGTTTTTTACAAAAGATACGAAATCAACAGAATCACAAAATTAATTTATACATAAGGAGTTTTATAATGACAGATTATATTGAAACCGTGAACAACTCAAGTTTAGGACGTTCACAAGACCATTACGACGCATTAAAGCAGATAGAGTTACAGAATGCTCATATAGCGCAACAAGCATTACAAAACGCCGTTACGTTAGCGAATTCGGTTAGCTCTAACAATGCCACAGTCCAACATTTGGCGAACATGAAATATTTAGGACAAACATCTAAGATAGATGCAACGGAGTTAAAGACGGTGACTGATGCTCAAACGCAAGCAGCGGGTTTGAACAAGCAAATTTTGGACAATGACGAAGACGTAAGAACTATGACGAATGCAATTTTGAAGCAGATTTTAGACAATGACGATTTGAAGAATGTATTTGAAACATTAATTGCAAAATATTTGCAAGAAATCGCAAACAAATAAAAAGCAACGGTTTTAGGGTGGTTCGATTCCACCCGCTTTTTCAATGAAAATAATAAAAACAAACTATATAAATCCAATTGTGGAATCGGCAAAATCTTACATTATTAAATGTTTGGAGGGTGAAACACCGGCAGACAATGAACTATTCGTCCATTCATTATGTATAGTTAATCAAATGTTTATATTGTACGACACTCAAAGTGATACTGCAAATGAAGTCGAGACTGCAAATGAATGATTTTGACATAACAGATTTTGAGTTATTGGATTTAGAAATTTTGGAGGACAAATTCTATACTTTATTTAATTTGTTGGTTGAAAAAAAAGTGATAACACGTAAAGAGTTTATAGAGCGATATTTAGAAGATTTGAAGAGCAAAAAAAAGGCAAAAAAATGACGGATATAATTTTAGTATGCTTCAACGAATTAGAATATACGATTAAAACAATTGAATCATTGAAGAAGAACACAATTGATTTTGATTTAATAGTCATTGATAACGGCTCTACCGACGGCACGAAAGAATATCTCGAAAGCATTAATTGCAAATTAATCTCAAATGAAACAAACATCGGATATACAAAAGCGGTGAATCAGGGTTTTGAATTAACTACGAATGACGTTGTTCTTTTAAATAACGATATTGTATTAACTCCGGATTGGCTGATTAAGTTAAAAAAGCATTTAAAAGACGGCGTTGGCTTAGTGGCTCCAACAACTAACTATGCTCACGGAATCCAAAGGGACGATAACGCTTTATATAATTCGATAGACAATTTATATCAATATTGCAAGTTAATCGAGGATAGAAGACCGATGGAATATCCAAGATTAATATTCATGTGTATTTTAATTAGCAGAGAGTTGATTAATAAAATTGGATATTTAGACGAACAATTTAATCCGGGCAACAGTGAGGACGATGACTACTGTATTCGTTCTTTAAAGGCAGGGTTTAAAAACATCTTGGCACGTGACGTATTTATACATCATTACGGCAGTCGTTCATTTGGCAAATTAAACACGTATGGTGATTTGTTGCAAAAGAATATGCAAAAGTTTGAAGCTAAATACGGAGCGAGTCATCAAGAGATTTGGGGAGTTTATTTGAATAAGGAATTGAAATAAATGGCTTACAACACTCAGGAGCTAATTAAAAGGTCAATTGAAATACTCGACGACCCTAAAAGTCACACGGTATTCATTGAGGATTTGGTCGTAAAATTGGGAATCAGTAAGCCGACGTTTTACGAACATAAACTTAACGAAGTTGCCGAAATAAAAGAGCGTCTTGAAAGGAATAAGGTTACGACTAAAAACAATTTGCGTATAAAATGGTACAATTCCGATAATGCTACTTTGCAAATGGGACTTTATAAACTATTAGCAAACGAATTTGAGTATGCGCGATTAAACAACAATAACGTAATTAATAACGTGACCAATCATTTCGAGGTTAGCGAAGAGTATTTAGTTGAAGCAATGAATCAATTAATCAAAGAGAATCCGCAAATTAAAGATAAGTTAAGCATTTGATTAAAGTTAATCCTATATTGATGAAGTTGGCTTTACAAAGCGTCATGGTTGCAATCCCGCTACTCAACCGTACTTATGTTATGCCAAAGCATTTACAGCCGATTACAGATGTATTGAATGCTATTCTAAGGGGTGAGCAGCATAAGATATGTATTTCATTGCCACCGCGCCACGGTAAGACCGAAACTATTTTGGCATTTATGGCACTTTATTTATACAACTACCCTCATCATAACATTAGCTATTTGGGACACACACAAACGTTTGCACAATCAAAAGTGTTAACGGCTCAAAAGTATGCTAAGTCTTTGGGTGTAATTCCGGATGGTAAAATGAACAATCGTAAAGAGTGGCGTACAAGTGAGGGCGGAGCTTTAATTGCGAATGGTATTAATGGTGACATTATGGGGATGGGTTTTAACGTGGCGATTGTTGACGACCCTATTTCGAGCAGAGCAGAAGCTGAGAGTTTAACTTATAGGAATAGGACGTGGGCTGCTTTTGAGGACGACATTGAATCGAGATTAGAACCTAATGCGAGTGTGATTGTAGTTATGACACGTTGGCACAATGACGATTTAATTGGAAGATTGTTAAAGAAGAGAGATTATACATATTTACGAATCCCTGCTTTATGTGACGATGAAGATGATTTATTAGGGCGTAAAATTGGTGACGCTTTATGGAAGGAGCGTTATCCAAAAGAGATACTTGAGACATTAAAGAATGACAAGCCTTATTCTTTTGCAAGCATGTATCAGGGGTTGCCACAAATCAAAGGTGCCAATCTATTTAAAGACCCGACGTTTTACACTAAGCTCCCGGATTCATATCAAGTTAGCATCGGTGCTGACTTGGCGTATTCAGACAAAACAACGTCCGACTATTCTGCGGTAGTTGTTACTGCATTCTCCGAAGGTATCTATTATATATTAGATGTTATAAGGTGGCAAACCGACATTAACCAATCAATTCCTAAATTGCAACAAATACAATCTAAGTATAATGTATCAATAGCAATTGAAGCGAATGGTGTGCAAAAAGCTGTTTATGATTTTGTCAAACGATATGTTCCCGTAACCAAAGCTAAAACGTTGGGAGATAAGTATGTTAGGGCTTTGCCGGTGATAGAGAAGTGGAACGCAGGCAAAATACGTTTGCCGTTAGGAGCGAAATTTTTAGATATGTATTTGGAAGAGATAATTAATTTCACAGGGATTAAAGACGCTCATGATGATATGGTGGACGCTACCGTTCACTCGATTAAAGAACCAATGGGAGTGCTTGTAATTGCAAATACTTAAAAAGATACAACGTGCTATAAAGGCTTTTAATAAGACTGAAATTAATTTAGTTCATATGTATTCGCAGCCGACAAGAGTTAATTATGACGCATTTGTTGGCTGGACTTTTGCATGTATTAATGAAAGAGCTAAATCCTTTGCACGTAAGAGGATATACTTTCAAAGACAAATAGATTTTGAAACAAGTGAAGAGTTCCCAAAGGAGTATTGGTTAAATACTTTAATGATGAATCCAAACGATTATATAAGTTGGTATCAGTTAAAGAACTTAGCATCAAAGTGGTTAGACTTAAACGGCAATGCTTACTTTTGGACTCCTGTTGCAAAGACAGTCCCGAATTCTATTTGGGTTCTACCTTCCGACAGAATGACCCTTGTCTATTCAAAGTCGGGGGGGGTAGAGCAGTATGCGTTTAACACCCCTTCGGGGATTAAATATATTCCAAAGAATGAAGTGTGTCACGTTAAGACATTAAGCCCGACGAATAGAATGGAGAACAACTTCTATTTAGGCGCTCCCGAATTAATTACAGCCGCTATGAATGCTATTTTGAGTGAGGCTGAGAAGCAAAGGTTTATGCAAGACTATCTCAAGCGAGACATGACAGACCCTTATGTGATTACAACTCCGGAGAAGTTAGAAGCTGACGAATGGAAACGGTGGTTAGTTGCATATAACGAAGTTATGCCAGATACCTATAAAGCCAAAGCGGTATTAGACGAAGGCAAGCGCGCTGAAATGTTAACTAAGAACACGACATCTTTTAACATTGATTTAAGCGAATTAATTAAACAAATAACTGCTATATTTGGCGTCCCAATGGGTTTGTTGACGGGCGAGTTAGCTAATAGAGCAACGGCAGAGGTGTTGGAGAATCGAATGGAGAAGAACACCACCGAACCAAGTGTAATTCTATTTACGGAAGAGTTAACACGGCATTTCAAACAATTTGACCCTGAAATCATTTGGACATATGACGAGTTCACGTCCACAGACCCGTATTTAGAATTGGAAATGAAGAAGTTTAGGATTGATTACGGTATTTCGACACCTGAGCAAATAGCACGTGAGTCCGGGTATGTAATTGAAACACAGCGAGATATGGTTGAAGAGCGATTTAAAAAAAAAAGCACAGAAGATATTGAAATAGTTAAAAAAGAATATTGGATTGATAATTATAAGTCTATGAAGAGACATGAAGTTAGATTAAAGAATATATATAAAGATGAATTTACAGCATTAATGAATGAGGTGATATTTAATATAGATTTAGATTACGTGAAGGCTCTTTTAATCAAGAGAGCTAATTTCAGCGCTAATTTCAATGTTAATACGTGGGTTAAAAGGATTTCAAAGCGTGTTAATCCGGTTTATAGGGATTTAGCGACTGATATTATAAAACAGGCAATTAGGCGTATTGGTGGAGTTATAACAGATTTTGAACAGGAGATAGTTAATGCAGCTGATTACACGACTACAAAGATTAAAGACAGTCTGAATACTATTCAATCTAATTTAAAAGATGCTGTCAAGACAGTCTCGACTAACAATCCTAATGCAAGCAAAGATGAGTTGAAAGAATTAATTATAAAAGAGATAAAAGACAAATTTAATAGAGACATATTAAAGTCTCGAATAGATATGATTGCACAAACCACAGCCACAGCCACAACGGGCAGGGCACAAATAGAGGCTTATACAAAACGTGGGTATGTGTCGGTTTGGCTTACAAGACGTGACGACTTAGTGAGAGATAGTCATGAATTAATGGACGGCAAGGAACCTAATGAAGATGGGTTCTTTGATGTGAACGGTGATTTAATGCGTTCTCCCGCTACGGGTTCAGACCCAAAAGAGAATGTAAGATGCCGGTGTACTTTGTTTCCACGAAGGGCAGAATGAACAAAGTTAAATTAATAGGTGAAATTGTTTATATAAATGATTTTGAGGCTTTAAAAGCAATTCAATTTAATTTAAAAGTTAATCGAAATATAATTAATTGTTTATGTTTTATAAAAACATTAAAAGAGATTGAATTAAAATTAAACGACATTGTAGAGATAGTGGGCGAGATTGGGACTCATAAACGAAATACTGAAATAAGAGTTAAACAAATTAGGAAGTTAAATGATTAAATACTATTCAGGTCAATATACAGGACAAAAGTCTTTGTTTCAGGACAAAGAATATTATCGGTTTGCGATAACGTCATCCGATGTAGATAGGTCGGGGGATATTGTAGATATAGACGGTTTGGATTTAAGCGAATATGAACAAAATCCAATCGTTTTGTATAATCATCATTCAACGCCCATTGGAATTAGTAGGTTAACAAAAGCCACTAATGTCATATATGGTGACGTTTGGTTTGACGAAGTTGACGAGCTTAGCAAAACGATTAAAGGCAAAGTAGATGCCGGAGTCATAACGAATGCTTCAATTGGATTTGAAGTCTTAGATTATGAGGATCGTAAATTAACTGATGCGGAAAAAGAAAAGTATAAACGTAAATTCCAACGTATTAGGACTTATACAAAATCTATACTGTTGGAATGGTCGGTCGTAGATTTGCCGGCCAATATAAATGCAAAATTACAAAAATTTATAAATGATTTGGGGGATATAATGGAAACGAAGATTGGCTCAACGTTGAGCAAAAAAAATCGAGACTTACTTATTAGCGCTTTAAACAACATTAAAGCCGTCATAAACGAGCCTGACGATGACGATGACGATGAAGACAAAGTGGGCAAATCTATGCCAAACGATTTAGAAACGCTTAAGAATGATTTACGTAGCGAATTTGAGCGCGTGACGAATGAGATACAAAGAGGCATGTCGGAAATTAACGCAAAGTTAAATCCGAAAGAGCCTGACAAGAAGAGATTTAAATTAGCTGAAATTTATAATTAATTTGGAGTTTTACATGAATGAAATGATTATTGAAACAACTCAATCCGAAATTGACGCTTTGATTAAAGCGAAGTCAGAAGAGGCGTTAGCGGAATACAAGGCTAATGAAGCCAAGAGGGCGGAGTTGGCAAAGAAAACAGCACCTATTATTACTGACGTTAAGTCCCGTGATAACGGGTTGGTCTCTATGAGGACTTTGAAGACAGTTTTGGCGGCCAAAGAGAAGGGTTACGACCCAAGACAATTTGCATCGGATTTGGCGAGCAAGACCAATTCTGATATTGACTATCAGGTGGCGAAAGGGTTAAGTGCTTCGGACTTTGTAGGTGGTGGGGCTTTAGTACCTGACACACTTTCGAGTGAAGTCATCCCGTATTTGCACGACAAGGCGGTATTCTTTAACAAGATTAAAACCGTCCCAATGTCCTCTGGGTCTATGCAAATGGCAAAGGTTACAGGAACGGCGACTAATCATTGGGGCGCTGAAAACGCAGCTACAAAAGCGAGCCAGCAAACATTTGGGAATATACAACTTAACTCACGTAAAGTGAAGGCAGTTGTAGCAATTTCAAAGCATTTAATTACGGGTGCGGGTACTGCGGGTATTAATGCGGAACAAATCATTTTAAATGACATCGTAACTGCATTCGCGCCTGAAATCGAAGCTCAAATCTTGCGCGGTTCGGGTGTCTCATCCACCCTGTTAGGTGTTTACAATCGTATGGCACCGGGAAATAAATTTAATACGGCTGGTACTTCGCTGGATAATGTTACGACTGATATTAAAAGGGCAATATCTAAGTTAAGGAGTACAAACGTGCCTTTGACGAGTGGTCAATGGGTTATGAGTTCACGTTCTGAGAATCATTTGAGATTTTTACGCAACACCACTAATGGCTTCTTAGAGATGGCTGCCGAAATTAATACAGGTAAATTATTTGGCTATGACTTGGGTGTATCTAATTATATTCCTGACGATATAACATCAAACTATTCAGAGGTTTATTTATTAGACTTAGACGCTATGGTATTAGGTGTTGAAAGACCTTTAACTATCGAAATGAGTGATACAGCCGCATATTACGATTCAGCGGGTACGGTACAAAGTGCTTGGATACAAGACCAAGTTATAATACAAGTTTCAATGACAATGGACTTTGGAATGTTCTATCCAACCGCCGCCGCTTGTGTTGAGCAAGTTGTTTGGGGCGCATAATTAAAGGAATGATAAAATGAATTATAATCAAAATGATATTGGTGCAAAATTAACTCCGGTTTGGGGTGGTATTAGTGCTGCTTTAGCGGGTGGCACAGGTGACGCTACAAAAGCTACGGGCGTTGGAATTGACACTTTAGGATACGATTCTGCGAAAGCAATCTTCTTTATAAATACGACTTTGGCGTCGGGGAAGAGATTAGACGCTCAAATTGAATATCAATTCTCAGCAAACAACTCTGACTTTGATACGGCAGTAGCTTTGTTCAGCGATACCGTTGCAACGGCAGCGGGTGGTGCTGTTACGGCTGGTGGTTATGAATTAAGTTTCGATTTGGACTTACAGCATCAAAAGAGATATGTAAGATTCAATTACACCCCTGACTTAAATGCTACGGGTACTGATTTGGCATACGCTCAATGGGGTCTTGTTCTTGGCGGTCATTACACAAATGTTTAATTCTAATAGGGGTCGAAAGACCCCATTATTTAATCGATTTGCAATACACACGGGACATTTGAAGTTAATTATAAATAGGAATATAAAATGTATAAATCAATTAGATTTAGTGACTTAACATACGACGCTGTAACGCAAGATGACACGGGAGAGAATCTCTATCAATTGAATGTCGGGGATTGGTTTACTGACAACGTTAATATTAATTCAGATTCAGTTGAATTTGAAATAACGTGTGTTAATATTACGGGTTCGGGAACTTTAAAATATCTTGAGTCATTGGATAGAGTTAATTGGACTCCGGTTTTAAACAATAGCGTTGCAGTTGAATTAACTATTGATGCTGATGAAACACACAGGATTAAAGATTTTACGTGTCAATCAAACTCGTGGCGTCGTTTTGAATTAGACGAAGGCACTTTGTCCGCTGGATATTTAATCATAAAACATGAGGGCTAAATGTCAACTATAATCATTAAAAAGGATGGTGGTGGTGGTGGCGTAACGTTGCCAATAGGGATTACAGATGTTACCGATTTACAGGGTGCTTTGGACGGCAAGACTGATGCTAATAGTCCAATTACACCGTCTACAAAGACGAAGGTAACGTATGATGCTAAGGGACTTATAACGAACGGAACTGATGCTTTAATTAGCGATGTTTCGGGTTTGGTTGATGCTTTAAATTCAAAAGCTAATACAGTCCATACACACGCTATTAGTGATGTAACTGCCTTACAAACTACTTTAGACACACGTAGATTGATTGTTCCGATTATAGACCCCACGACTGCATTGGTGACTGACGACGTTGGCTACTTCAGAGTACCAAGTGATTTAGGCGGCAAACGTCTAATAAATATAACAGGTTACGTTTATACAGTAGGGACTACAAATGCGACTACTGTAAGTTTGGTTAATGGTGCTGCAAATATGTTAAGTGCTGATATATCAATAGCATCGACAGCTATTTCAGGGTCGGGAACTATTAATAGTGCAAACGCTTTAGTTACTGAGAATGATTTATTGACGTTTAAAATTGAAAGTGTTTCGGTTACTGCTCCTTTGGGTTTGGATTGTGAATTAATATTTAGGGTTTAAAATGGAAAAATTAACATTAATAGATACGTCCGGAACTGACAAAGATAGTTTGCGAGTTCAACGAACCGAGACGAGGGAGATTAAATCCGAAATTACAGCATCTCAAATTAAGCAAACAATTAGTTATTTGCAGTTAAAAAAAGCACGATTAATTGCCGAGATTGACGCTGAGATTTTAATGAATCAAAATCAACTGTCGGCGATTGAAAACTTAACAAAAGATGTTGTAATTACAAAAGTAGTCGAATAATGGCTAAGCACGTTCAAATAGAGACGTTCGTTGCGAGTGGCACTTTTACAGCCAAAGTCACAGGTGTTCATACGTTCAAAGCGATTGGTGGGGGCGGTAAAGGTACAAATAACACAGGCGGCGGCGGCGGCGGTGCGAGTGCTACAAAGTCAGTATTTATGAATGTCGGCGATACAGCGGACATTGTAATTGGTGACGTAACTGTATATCCGGGTAGTGATACGACCGTCACGATTAATTCTACCGTAGTTTGTAAAGCGGTGAAAGGTTTATACAGGGATGATGGTGGTACGGGCGGTCAGTCGGGTGATTGTATCGGGGACGTAGCTTATAGCGGCGGTGATGGTGAGGCCGGGACAGGTACAAGAGCCGGCGGTGGTGGTGCTGGTACTATTGGTGGTGGTTCGGGGGTAACTGGTGGTGATTATTTCGGGGGGAGGAGTAATCCGTCGCAAAATTTTAGGAGAGCATATGGCTCTGGGGGTGGCAGTCGAACGGCAGCCGCCGACTTTGGGGAGACGGGCGTTTGTTTTGTTTCGTACGAAAGAGCCGTTGCGGGCTTCCCTGTAATTACAAACCGTGCTTATACAAGATTTATTGGCGCTTCAAATTCAATTAATTTGCCGGCTGGCGATGTTGGTGATTTAATCCTTGTTTTAATTTCGTCTAATTCCACATCAACAAGGACATACACCACGACGGGGTGGAATAAAGTAGAACAAGCAAATTCAGGAACGGAAGAGGTTAGGGGGTTGGTAGTTTACAAAGTCGCTGAAGGTTCGGATTCATTGACTTTAGAAATTAGTTCAACTGAAATAGGGACGGCAATAGCTTTACGAATTAAAGGAGAGTTTGGTGGTTTAGTGAGCGTTGGCGGTGACTCGACTAACCCTGACAGTCCAAATTTAAACATGACGGTTTCGGGGAACTATCTTTGGATTTCGGCTGCAATGCGAGATTTGAGCGCAGCGAACAACAAAGTTTCAGCACCTCCTGCAAATTACAACGATTTTGAATACTTGACTCCCTTAAATGTTAATAACGGAGCCGACATTGCCGTTGCAACGAGACATTTGAGGGCGAGTGCGGAGAATCCGGGTGCGTTTACAGCCAATACCGAACAATGGGCGGCATTTACAATAGCGATTAAGCCACAAATCACAAATACTAAAAGACGCCGTATAACTTACATAAATTAAACGCAAAAGAAGATAATGAATGAAAACACGACAAATAATAACAAGTTCACCAATTGGGCAGTTGGTATATTTACATTAATTTTAATTGCATTAGGAACGTTTGCATTGACTTTGTTAGTCTCGATTAATGCTGACAATGCAGTTTTAAAAGCACAGATAGGGGAGTTAAGTCATGTTAACAGGAAGATTGAAGTGATGCAAATGCAAATTACGAGCTTACAGTCAGAGGTGATTCTATTAAAATACGAAATTCAAAACAGAGGTGAGTAAATGGTAAAAGGTAATCAAAGGATTAGTTTTGTAGTTTTATATTGTGATGACGATGTTCAATATTTAGATGGACTTATAGAATCGTTGCCACGAAACACGGAATTAATTTTAGTAAAGACAGTTGAAAGTGAGACACCGAAAGTTAAGTTCTACGGCACTCGCATTCAATACCAAGTATTAATTTGTGATTATGAGATTAATTATATTGATTTTAATTTAGCACATTTTAGGAATGTCGCAAAGTCATTCGCTACGTGTGAATGGATTGTGTCTTTGGATGCTGATGAAAGAATCTCATTAAGTCAGGTTGACATAGATATGATTTTAAAGCAACCTCAAACGGTGGGCGGATTAATGGTATCTTTAATTTCGTTCACTAATGACAATAAAAAAGGAATCATTAATACGATACAGCCTGTTAGAATTTTTAGGAAACAATTTAATTGGAATTATATAATTCATGAACAAATATTAGAAGATATTTCAAATCAGTTTTATAATATCCGTTCCACTGATATAATGATTAGGCATATTGGATATGCAAGTCCTGAAATTCAGCTAAAGAAGTTAAGACGTAATTTGCCTTTGATTTGCAAGCAAATGATAAAGACACCGACGGAGTATATGGAATATAAACTTTGGCAAACTGCAAATGCTTTAATGCAAGTTAATCAATACTTCAAAGATGAACAGATAAAATATGAGGGGTTGAAATGATTAGTTTAAGTGAGGTAAAGAACTATTTAAACCTAAGCACGGTTGACGCGCCACGTGATGCTATATTAACTACTTATATAGGTTATGCGAGTTCATTGGTTGAAAAGTGGTGTCAAACTCCTATTAAAGCTGTTGCAAAAGACTTTTATTTTAGAGGATTAAATAGCGAATATAAATATTTACCATTCGTACAAATTAATACACTTACAAGCACCTCATATCGAGACCATCCAGGCGATTCTTGGACTGCATTAACTTGTTATTTGACTATTATTGACGGTGTTTATAATCTCTATAATCCTGATAGATTCACGAAGAACGAATATAAAGTTGTTTTAAATGTAGGCTTTGCAACAATCCCTGACGACATTAAATTGGTTTGTACTGAAATTGTCTCTACGATTTGGAATGAATCTAACAAGGGGACTGATGGGATAGGACGTTTGGGTATAAGTCAACACAATACAACTAACTTAAATGGCATGATTCAAAACACGACTTTCAAAGACTTAACAATGAAATGGAAGGATGATTTACGTAAATACACCGTTCCTACGATTTAGGGGATTAAATGAGTAAATTAAATTTAAGGTCTGGTCGTTTGTGGCGGTCATTAAGTCCTAACGCTCCGGCGGGTGACTCAAAGAGAACATTTAAGATTGATGAGTTTGGGGGGTTTAAATTTGAAATTGAATCTCTGCTCCCGTATGCAAAGATTCAAGATACGGGCGGATTTATAAAAGCTACCCCCACAGGTGGGTTTATGAAATATAAAATGGCGTGGTTCATGTGGTTTCTGCACCAAAAGACAAACAATGTATTTTGGCTTAAAAATGCTTGGGCTGTACGTCGTGACGGTGGTGTAAAGATTAAGAAGACTAACTATTTTACCGATGGAATGAAAGAATTTAAAACGGAGTTTGAGAAAAGTCAAAATAAATTAGTTAATGATATTGTTTCCAGGATTAATGACCGTGAAACAATTGACATAACTCTAATAGCTAAAGAGTTTAAGGAATTTGCAGAATTAATTCCATTTGACTTCTCCATCGCAATCGCAAATAACATGAATAAATTGCCCGCAGCAATTGCCAAGATGTTAAATAATGCTAAAACAGCGACGTGGATATAAGATGAATAAATACGATTACATGCATGGCTTAATAGAGACGAAATTAGGCACGATTAATAAGACTTTCAAAGAGAATGTATTTCCATTGACTTATTTAACTTATGTCGAAGACCAAACCGAAGACGTGATAGGCTTAGAATATGGTATTTCAAAGACTTATGAGCGTAAAGCCAGATTCTATCTCTATTATCAAAATCAGTTTGCGAATGATACAGATTCCGAACATACATTTAAAACAACGCTCTATGACATATCAGATGAATTAGAGATTAAATTATTAACAGGTTCTTTTACAGGTGTCTATTCGCACGTTGTTTCGGCGGTAGAAAGATACAAAATAGATGTTAATAGTTTAATTGTAATCAACAACCAATCCGTTGTTTCAGGCAACAAGGGATATATTATTTTAGAATTAATAGTGAATTATAATCAGATATTTAATTAAAATTAAAGGAGTTTAACATGGCTTTTACAAATTTGAGGAATACGTCGAACGTTGCTGCGCCTGCGGGGTCGCCGTATGCAATGTATGCAAGGGTATCAAATCCAACGGCTTACGCATTAGAAACATTCTATTCCTTCCCGATGTTGATTGATTCTAACTATTCGGGAACTACCGAAAAGACTGAAATAGCTTACGAAGACGATGTCAAGAAGACACTTTCATCAACTGCTACAATTGCATTTTCAGTCACATTAGCACAAAGGGACGGGGCGACAAAGAATTTAATTGAATTTGAATTGCCCGGCGAAACTATTTGTTTCGTGAAAGAGGAACACACAGTCGCGGTTGGCGGCCAATACCAATACATTGTTTATCCAAAAGCCGAGTTTACGGGTGACTTTACCGCAAACGCAAAGGGTGTGGAGAGAGAGGTTAACTTTACATGTAATGCCGTTGACACGCTAACTACTTTTAACGCTTCGGCTTTAACGTCGAATGTGACAGGATTTAAAGCTGACCTACCAGCGGTCATTACAATTCCTGCTGGACAGGCTTACGCACGTATTTTAGTATCAGCATAGGGAAGATGAAATGAGTAAAAGAGTAAATGAATTAAAACTTCGTAAATTAGACTTGGATAACGAATTTAGCTTCTATCAAGGTGATATTGGGAAGAGTATTTACAGCGAACTTTTGATGAAATTGAATGAAGTTAAATCCAAAGTGAACGAAGACAATCCCGAAAATATGGGCGCTTTAATGCTTAACGTTATTTCGGCAAAAATGAAGATAGAGATTCTAAGTCTAATTTATACAATTGACGGTGAGGATTGGAGCGAGCAAGTCTATGAACAGCTAAAGACTTACTTTTCAAACTTAAAGAATCCAAAAGGGTATGAGGGTGACATTAAAAGTTTTTTTATTTTTATCACGAAATTTATACAGGCAGATTTAGAGCTATTTTCGAGCCTAACTGTAACAAAGTAGATACAAATCTGCTACGCTCAAAGGGTGTTGTGATTTATATAAAAGATGAATTGCCACACCCTTATTTCGAATTAGTCATGAGCCTTACAAATGGTGACCCGACTAAACATAACGCAAAATGGAATGAATTATTAAAGACACCTTATATTTGGGTTTTAACGTACTTAGAATTAATGAACTCAAAGAAGTGATACTTTGAAAACAAAACAAAACCGCTTAGAGACGAAATATGGCAGAGATTAAAGCAAAGATTAGCCTCGACAACAAAGAGTTCATTAACGGACTTTTAAGTGTCGAAAGACTGACGGCTAAATTAATTTCAGATTTAAAATCCGGATTTAATATTAATCCAAAGATTGACACTAAGTCAATTACACAATCTTTGGATGAAGTGCAAGGTTTGGCATTAGAATTAGACCCGACTATAAATGCAATTTTGGATATTGATGCCTCTGCTTTAGGTGATGTTGAGGCTCAGATAGATTCGGTTGACGATGCTATGATTGAAGTCCCTATTGTATCGGATATGTCAGATTTTGATGTTGATTTGCCTGACGTTGATTCAATTGATGTACCAATTGTAGCCGACACGTCAGGAGTGCAGGGATTGGCGCAAGAGTTTGGTGGTATTGGGAGTGAAGCGGGTGCAAATTTCAACAAAGGGTTTGCAAGTTCATTGAGTCGCATAAAAGATGTCGCCTTAGGCGGTGTTTTGGGTTCGGCAATCACTTCATTAATCCCTGACATAGGGGCGGCACGGGAACTTGCGAAAGTTCAAGAACAGGCCGAGGCGGGAGTCAGGGCGGTATTGACGGCAACAGGGAAGGCATCACAAATTGCAATTGACGACGTCACGGCGATTGCAACGTCATTTCAAAAGGTCACTACGTTTGGCGACGAAGCCACTTTGCAAGCCCAAAAGGTTCTATTGTCCTTTCAAAACTTAGCGAATACAAAAGAAGAGTTAACTGATTTAACGTCAACGACTTTGGACTTAGCTGCTGCAATGGGTGGTGACCCCGTCTCGGCTGCTCAAACTTTGGGACGTGCTTTGGAAGACCCTGCGAATGCAAGTAGAGTGTTAAGACAGGCGAATATCTTATTAAGCGAGGCGGAGAGAGAGCATATTAAAACATTGGCCGAAAGTGGTCGCACTCTTGAAGCTCAAGAGCTAATCATTGCGAGTGTTTCTGAACGGTATGGTGGGTTCGCAGAGGCACTGGCCCAAACTGACTCGGGACAATTAACGCAAGTATCTAATAGATTTGGGGATATTCAAGAACAAATTGGACTATTGGCCAACAAGCTGCTTGTCTCTTTGTCGCCCACAATTGATAGTATTTTGACATTAGTTGAGGATTTAATGCCTTTGTTTGCGGAACTCGCACAATCAATATCTCCCGTAATTCAAAGTATTGCAACGGCTTTCCAGCCCTTATTGTCCGTCATTTTAAATTTGGTAAATACAGCATTAAAACCATATTTAGAAGCGGTTGTTAAAATAGCCGTTGCATTAGAACCGGTATTTAAAATCATCACAGGATTAATAGGGACATTGGTTGATGCTCTCGCTCCTGTGTTAAATTCTGTTTACGAGATTTTAAGTACTGTAATTGTGGACTTATTAGCGACGGTTGCTAAGCTCCTTGTGCCAATAATGGCGATTTTGACCCCTTTAATTGGCGTTTTAAGCACGTTAATTACATCGGCTTTAAAGCCCATTGGTGCTATTTTAAAGGTAGTTACTCAATTAATTGATGTATTTGCGGATGTATTAATTGAGTTAACTAAGCCTTTAGTAGAATTAGTCCAGGTATTCTTGAAACTTTACGAACCTTTATTAGAGCCGTTTTACGGTCTCATTGAACAACTTGTTAAAGTCTTACCACCACTAATTAAGTTGTTTGGTTCATTGGTGACTACTTTTATAAAGGTTACCAATTCTTTGCAGTCCGGTATTTTAAAAGCGATTGGGGATTTAATTGCTAAGTTGTTCGGAGCCAAAGACGCTTCGGATTTTGCGCAAAAAGCAATGAAGTTCTTAACAGATTCAATTAGCATATTAACAAAAGTGATTGAAATTTCAGTTGGTGCTTTAACTGCTTTTGTAGACGGGGTAGCTAAATTAACAAACGATGTCTTAGTCTTCTTGGGGATTGTCGAAAGGACGGAGAAGAAAGCGCCTTTTAAAAAGGCGGGGGAAAGTGCAAATGATTTAAGCAACGCTATTGTCAATGCGGACGGGAAATTAGAGAACTTAAATGAGACGTTACCTGTAACAGCGACTAATATCACTTCAATGGGCGGTGCAGCTACGGGTGCTGCAAAGAAAATAATTGATTTGTCTAATGTAATTAATAATTTAGCCGGCAAAAGAATTGATTTATATTTTGATATTCAAGATACCGAAGTTGACAGGATTCAATCGAAATTAAACAACATAACGATTGCTGAACCCATCGTAGCTTTAAATACGCGCGAAGCGGATGAAAGTTTTGAAGCGTTAATCCGGAAATCGAAAGAAAGTAAAAAGTTCTTTGAAACTGAATCTGGGGGCGTGTGGCTCGACGAACCTACTTTGAAACTGAAAGAGACAATTCAAGAACTCGACGCACTTCAATTTCAATTAAATAATTTAAGCAAACAAGAGTTAATTGAATTCAATTTAAAAGACGTTTTAAACGCACAAAACGAATTTATAAATTCAATTTCAGACGTTAGGGAGAGTACAAACTCAGCTTTATTAAAACGTTTGGAAACTGAAAAACAAAACATTTTAGATTTCATAGCAACGGCAAATGAATTAGACGATGCTCAAATCCAAGATAATTTAAAGAGAGTCCGGGACTTAAATAATCAAATTGTAAATGAAACGATTCGTTCCGGTCAAATTTCAAACAAAGAGAGGGAGAATTTAGACAAGGCTTATGTTAATTCTTTAGACTTTGTTTATAATTCGATTCTGAGGAAAGAGAAAGAAAACCAAAATAAAATATTAGAATTAATTGCAGCGAAGAGAAAAGAAATCGATGCTAAAATAACTGAAAGTGAAATTAAACAATCCGAATTAAGGTTACAGCAAGCATCTAAACTCGAAGATTTAAGGATTGCAAACATTTCAGATGCTTTGGCAAGAGATAGAGCTGTAAGATTAAGAGACCTGGAAGCGAGGTATAAAAGAGAGTATGAATTAGCTGTCGGGAATTTAGAATTAACTAACGCTCTTTTATTTGAATACAGGAAAGAACAAAGGAAGATTATTGAAGAGACAACACCTAAAAATGTCTTCGATACTGTTCGTGAAAGTGCAGTTAGTTTAATTAAATCATTATCAAAACCCGCTAACGTAGATTTGTCGGGATTTAAAAAGCAACGGGATGAAATTAATTTAAACATATCTAAATTAGACGACCAACTGAAACGAGGTGAAATTAGCTATAAAGAGTATGTTAATAAAATAAAAGATTATGAAAGACAATTAACCGAAGTTTCGAAGAATGAAAATAAGGCACGTTTTGACGTCGTGACGACGTTTTCCAACGAAATAACTAACCTACTTACGCAAATTCAAACAGATGCAATACAAACGATTAATGACGGTTTTAAATCGGCAATAGATGACTTTATGTCTAATACCGAACGTATGTCGGCTGGTTTAGAGGGATTGAAACAAGATACAATAGATTGGGGAGAGGCCATCACTCAAATGGGTGCGTCAATTGGATTAGTCTTTGGAGCTACGTTGGGCAAATCTTTGGCGGAAGGTGAGAACTTCTTTAAAGCAGTTGCAAAATCGGCAATTGATACGGCTCAAATCCTTATAAATGCATGGGCGGCGGCTTTGTTGGTTAAAGAGAATGCGACTTTGCCGCTTGGTCTTGGTACAATTGCATTTGCTGGAATTATGGCAGCGGCTAATGCTTTATTGACATTAGCTAAAGGGGCTTTGGGAGCGGAGGACGGCGTTGTTGGTATTTCAAAAAGTTATAATAAAAAAGCGGGTAAAACTGACACAATCCCTTTAATGGTGGCGGCTGGGGAATCTATTATAAATAAAGAAGCGACTCGGAAGAACAAAAAATATCTCGAAATAATTAATTCCGGTGGTGACTTAAACGAATATTTTACAAAATTAAACACTAAAGAGATAGCACAGAGCGTTATATTTGTAAATGAAAGTTTGCCATCGCTAAAGAACATGGAATTAAAGATTGATTCTCGAATAGATGAAAGATTTAATGATTTGGATAGAAAATTGGATAAATTAATCGTTTCTAAAATGTCTGTTAATACAAACGTAGCAGTTGAAAGTTCATTAGCGAGCGTGTCAGTTTCAGGGGATTCAATTAATTTCATGGTAACAAATGCACAAAAGACAAGGTTAAGAAGATTATGACAATATATTTTATTGGTGCTGAAAATGCGGGTACCTTAGACTCTTTTAACGATGCCTTAATTGCAAGTTTAACAACGTCGGCATTAGTTACAATCCCTGTTACTCATGTTAATCCGTTCTTTGAGCTTCTAAGCAAACCCGAAGAGCGGGCTGGGGGTACTTTGTCAGGTTCTCGCTTAATCCGGGACAAATTTACGATTACAACTGATGCTTATACAATTGAAGAGTTTACGGACTTCCAAACTGCTTTTAAATCCGTAATCTCTTATGAATATCATTTTATAGAGATTGATTATTATGAGGCTTTGCACTCTGCGGGGTATTGCGTACCCATTGAAATTATGCAAATTGATTATATTAATGTCGGTGGTTACAAACAGATGACAATGGAGTGTCGCAAGAAATATATATGAGGATTATAGACAAAATATATAGGTTTGAATGGGCTAACAAGGAGAGCGGGGATAGTTACGCTTTAAATGTTTATGCGTCTGATAATACTACGTTAACAGGGGTCGTAACTGAATATCTTTTAAATCCCGAAGCGATTAAAGACATCGAATTGAAGTGGGAACGTGAAATAATGGGTTTGCCTTCCGCTTGTACTTTAAAATTAAAAATAGATATTAATAAAATTGATGTTTTACATAGACAAAACTTAGCTGATATATTATTCGAGCCGTTTAAAGACTATACTTTCACTTGGTTGCAGTCGGGTGGTGACTTAAGCGGCTTTTCCATTTCCGAATCATTCATTGGTGGGAATGTATTTTATTTGCAGGTATTTAAGTCAAGCGGTGGTGGTGACGATATGTTCTTCATACAAAAGGGTGGCGTCGAAGGTGTTTATAAAGATGGTGTATTTGAGATTGAATGCTACCATGTTTCAAGGGTAGCGGCTGAGACAGTTAAATTAACGTGGTTTAAAGACCTGTGGAATATTTCGAGCACGACTTTAATTAAGGACAGGCAATGTACGTGGGAGATATTTTATATTGATGGTATGCCAAGAGTACGAGCGATAGTTGCGACCCAAACCCCGCGATTTTGGTTCGTACCTTTTAAACTATTTGAGGACGCTATAAATTTAGCTATTCGTGAAGTTACGAAGAAATTAATTCGTTACCGATATACCCCCGACATTTCAGATAGTTACGTCACTACGACGTATTACGAGCAAAGTTATGATTTAGCTAATACGTTAGGGACTGCAATTGATTACGCTAATGTTCTATTCTTGGGATTTATAGCGGACAAAAATTATGCAAATAAAGCTACTGCAAATATATTAAAGCGTTTTACAGACGAACTCGACAATTATAAAACAATTTGGGACTATTTAAAAGCACTTTGTACTCAAATGTTTAATCGAGTTTCATTTGATTCAGATTCATTTCGGGTGCAAAGACTATTCGACGGCGCACCTTACGATATTAGTGACGAATTGATAAGTCAATTAGAAGCGGAGTTCTTTGTCAACATAATTCAAAGGGCGGAGACATCTTTAAATGAATTTAATTCTAATGACATAAAAAATCATACTGTGATACGTGCTTCTTCGGCGTCGGAGAATACATTAACAATTCCAATCGTTATTAATAATATACCAACCGATGCTAATTATATAATGGCACAATTAATAACAAAAGCAAACAAACTTAGAGCTAACTTTACACTTGCCGGGTCTGATGCTGCGGTAGAGGGTGTTCTAATGAACAATCTGTATTATTATTACGACGGAACATATGTAACAGATTACACTTTCATTCGTGTTCACTCATTATTTACGTTAGACTTTGGGAACGGCGTTACATCAGCTGATATGGGTTTCACCGCTCATACATACGACCCAGCACCATTATCAACTCGTTTCCAATCGCATTTGCAGCAATTAAATTCATGTAAAACAAGTATATTGCCACGAATTGCAATCAATCTATTCAACCAAAATACGCAAAACAGACCAACGATTTCCGTTAAATGTCGGATTCGAAATAATTATGATAACTTAAAAGCGTTATTCATTGGAGATAGACCGTTTGAAGTGGATTTAAGCTCTTTAAACTCAAGCGGCTTGGATATTACAAGCGGAATTTCAAACAAGTTTTATATTAGTGAAATCACTTGCAAGCTATTGGGGGGTTCGCGCGAGAATAACTATATTGAAGTAAAGGGTGTTAACAACCAATGGGAGTATTATAATGCTTAAGAACCTACCGGCGGATTATGTTACAAGCCAATCATTAGACCCGCACCTCCGGAAACAAGGGGGGTTTGAAAGTACGGCAATTGAAACACAAATAGGGAACGCACAAATCATTGAAGTTCCACTCTGTTATTTAGCGACGACGGCAAATATTACATTGTCGGGTTTGCAAACTATTGACACAGTTACGACACCAGAGGGATTCTTCGTTTTAGTTAAAGACCAAACGGATGCGAAAGAGAATGATATTTACATAGCACAAACGGGGGCTTGGTTGCGTTGGGGTGGGTTACGTGCTGGCATGATTATATCAGTTCGACACGGGTCGGTCAATAATGACACTATTTGGATGAACACGAATGAGTCAATTGAAGTGGGTGTAACTGATATTACATTCTCCGAAGCGGGCGGCTCTGACGACATTTATGTCAAAGCACGTTCGACTGATACAACTGCCGGGTACTTGAACGACAAAGTCTCTGTTTTACGTGGGTTAGTGAAATCTATTCTAAATAGTGGGGGCAATGAACAAGTACAAATTGCTATGCCCGGAGGGACGAATCATAACATTATGAGGTTTGACGGTACGAATTGGGTGAAGACTGAATTAATCAAGATTAGTGCCAACACTTTAACTGCTGACATGTACCCAATTACAACGGACGGCAATTATGTTGAAATTGGTCGTAATTCAGGGACATCAAGCACACGGTATATGTTCCAATTGTACAATTCTGGAATCTTCTTAAATGCAGGCGGAACGGTTGTATTCTCGGTAGAACGAGTTAGTGGCAATGCGGTTGCTAAAATAAACGGATATAATTTCAAAGTGTCAGGGGCAGGTGTTATTACAGCCCCCTTAACATTAAACGGCACAGGAAACAGACCTGTATACTCAGATTCGAGCGGGAATCTCATTAACTATGTAAACAACTTAGTAATTAAACAAAATGCCGATATTACAGATACAACAGCCGCTTATAAATCCAGCGACTTCGTCTTCACAGCCGATGCAGGCAGGCAGCATACAGTCAAATATTGTATAGAATTTCATAGTGCAGCTAATCAAGATATTCGATTGCAGTTAAATACAGCAGATACAGGCATGACGGCATCAGGCACGGTGAAAGTCAGAAGACCCGGCGAGTACATGCGAGTTTTAGACAACGGCACTTCCTTCTTCTTTAATGCGGATTTTGGTAACTCAATTGATATAGCCTTATATAGCGGCGGCATTAATTATGTTGAGATAGAGCTTTACGTTTTACCAACCTCAAATGCCGTAATTCAATTGCAGTTCAAACAAGTGATACCGGACGCTATAAACCCATTAACTTTGAAAGCGAATTCACGAATGATAATGAAGAGGTAAAAAAAACGACCGTCATAAATCGTTTTTAAGAGACTTTAGAGAGTGTTTCCATATTAAACTATGCCTAAGGGCTTAAAAGTCAATCATTGCAAAGTATGTGCGAAATTTAAGCATTTTGGCAAAAAACAAGAAAATAAAGTGAGTAAAGAAACAATAAAAATGAGATTTGCGAGGGAATTGTGCAAACGAAACCCTAATACGGCGTCAAGAACTTTGGCGAGAGAGCTTGTAAAATTACATCCAGAAATATATCAAGACATAGAGGATGCACGACGTTGCGTAAGGAAGGTATTTGGGGCGTATGGCAGCAGCAACCCAAAAGACAAAAGTTTGTTCCGCGCAAAATATTCAGGCAAAATTCGGGAGTTGCATCATATTGAGATAACAAACGAACCATTCATCTTCCCATACAAACACCCCTTAATTTTAAGTGACATTCATCTTCCATATCACCACCAAATAGCATTAGAAACGGCTTTAGATTACGGATATAAATACGGTGTAGATTCGATATACTTGAACGGTGATATTTTAGATTGTATTCAAATTTCAAGATTTGCAAAACCGCACGACGTGCCAAATCTTAACCAAGAGCGTGAAATTTTATTTGAATTCTTCGAATTCTTGGAGGATTCGTTCAACGTGCCGATTTTTTTCAAAGTCGGAAATCATGAAAAGCGAATCTCGGATTACGTATTAAGAGAGGCGACCGACTTGCAAAGTTTACAAGAGCTACAAATTGATAAGATTTTAAGATTAAAAGAATATAACGTCGAATATATCAATTGGAAACAAATCACGAAAATGGGTAAATTGAATGTGATACACGGGCATGAATTTGGTGAAAGTGTGTTCAGTCCTGTCAACCCAGCAAGGGGGATGTTTATGAAAGCTAAGACTAATACATTGTTTGGACATAATCACCAAACGTCCACGCATCATGAAAACAACCTAAATTTTGAGGCAATGGCGTGTTTTAGTACGGGAGCTTTATGTCAGTTAAACCCAGACTATCGAGCGTTCGCTGCTACAAAATGGAATCACGGATTTGCACGTGTTGAAATATATGACGAAGGATATTTCCACGTACATAACAAGCGGATAGAAAAAGGTAAAGTCTTATGACCCTGCAAGAACAAATTAGATATTACAACGAACTATCTGATTTAAAGCGTGAAATCTTAACTTCTAAGGGGAATGATTACGCAAATCATGACAGACTTTCAAACTTTAAAGACGTTGCCAAGTTGACGGGGTTAAGCCCCGAAAGAGTAGCATTTGTAATGATTTGTATCAAAGTAGTGAGATTGTCAAATCTCTTAGACAAAGCAGCCGAGAATGAAAGTTTCCAGGATTCGGTTTTAGACTTGGCAATCTATGCCGATTTGTTGAATATGATTATTAGCGAAGATAGTTCACTACAATAAGATTCAAAGTCATACGGTTTCGGGCTTGGCGAAGAAGCCGATTTAACAGCACAAAAGATGATAGTAGCACTAATGTTCAATACAGCACCACAGCTTCATAGTAGCACAGAAACGGCTTTTTTGCCGTACCCGTGTTATATGAAGTGCCGACTTATTTACGAAAAAACCCAATTGAAACTATAAACAGAAAAACAAAAAGAAAAAAAGCGATGGCAAAAATAGATTTAGATAAATATTATACTTCAAAAGAACTTGCAAAACATTGTATTGATACATTTTGGAGGACTTGCTTTGGTATAACAGAAATAATTGAACCAAGTGCAGGAAATGGAGCATTTAGTTTGCAAATACCTAATTGTATTGCATACGATTTAGAACCTGAACACGAAAGCATAATAAGGCAAGATTTTTTAAAACTTGATTTACCTTATAAATATGGTAGATTGTTCATAGGAAATCCACCTTTTGGGACAAGAAATACATTGAGTGTAAAGTTTTTTAAAAAAGCAGTAACAATGGGTGATGCAATTGCTTTTATATTATCTGCAAGTCAATACCAAAACAACCAACAGATGTATGAATTTGATTTAATACATTCTGAAATGTTACCAATAATTGAATACAGCGGTGTGAAATTGCAATGCTGTTTTAATATTTATACAAGACCAAAGAACGGATTAAACAAAGCACCGATTGACTACACATTGAAAGATGTAACAGTATTGGAATATCGCAGAGGCGGAACATATCCCAAGCCGACTAATTATGATTTTGGAATGTGTGCTTGGGGGAATATTGGGAAAGAAACAAAATTTGTTGGTGAATATGCACAAGAAAACTATATTGTAATTAACAACGAGCAATACAGACAACAAGTTTTAGAAGTAATGAAAACTACTGATTGGAAAAATTTATATCCGTGTATTAGTAGTCCAAAAATTCAAACATGGAAGATTTATAAATACTTAAAAGAATGTATTAAAGAACTGAATTAAAAAGTGCGGTGGCTTTTTTCTTTTTGTTTTTCCTTCACGGAACTTCAATTGGAAACGGTCAGCAAGGCATTTCATATAACGTTATTATACGGAACAAATTTGCCTTTCAACTCCATCTCTACTCCAAAACCGTCATCAAAAATGGCGGTTTTTTTATTTTTTTTTCAACAATTTTTTACTGATTTTTTTGATAAAAAAAATTTCATGAAAATTTTGGCACGATGTTTGATAGCGTGTTTTTCATGCCTGAAACGTTAGTGTTAATCACGGTTTTGAAACCGACGTCCATAAACCGCTCACATTGCATTTTTATTACTAAACCTATGTAAAACTATATTGAAATTTTTCAATCCCTGAAAGTATAGATGAACACTAAGTCCACAGATTTTGAATTTAGCAAATTACTACGCTTAAAAACGATTTTGCGTTCTTATCAAAGACCGTGCCAAAAATGTTAAGAAATTTATTTTATTTTTTTTCGATTTTTTTGTGGCTGTTATGTGATTAGCATTTTTGATTTTTGGCACGGCATTTGTAGTCTAAAAATCAGTTCTTTGACAATTACAAAATAGATTCTTATTTCAGTTGGTTAGTTATGCTAACCAATCGAATTATGAACTAAAAATGAAAAACAAATTAATTCTTTCAAAATTTGCAAAAAAATGAAAAAAAAATTTGGATTGTATTATATAAATTGCTTACATTTGTATAGTAAAATTTAGAACGTTATTTGAAACAGATTTTTAAAATGAAGCAGGCAAAAAAAAGTTTGCTAAAATGAAAAAAAAATTTGGATTGTATTATAAAAATGTACTATATTTGCATAGTACAAAACGTTAATTGACATAAAACAGGCGAAGCACAAACACTATAAATTAAAAAGTGTAGAAACAAGCAGTCATTAAGACGGGATGACGACCCGCAAACAAGCTACGTAAAGAAGGATTGTATAGAGTTCAAGTCTCTAACGTAGCTCGAATTTTTAAACATTTTTTAACATTTTTTAAAGGGATTTAAGATGAGTAGTGTTACAAATACAAATAAAGCTAAGACTTTATACAGAGCAGACGACTTTGTCAACGGCAAAGGGATTTATAGAGGCATTTATGATAACATATATGATGCTATTGAAAGTTTAGATTTTGGTGTAGAACTTGTAGAGTCTGAACCTGAATCTGGCTATTGGTCTGAAATCAATCGTTTTGAAGTTGACGACTTAAAAGGCACATTTGAGAGTTACACAGAATCGGAACTAATGGAATTGTGGCAAAACGGGAAGATAGTTAAAACATTGTATTATATTTAGAGTATGACGGCTAAAGATTTAAAATCCGGACACTTTTACAAAGATAGCAATACTCCTGCAATATACGGGAGTATTGCTGCTTTGATGCAACAGTGTGAAATTAGTATATAGTGGTGAAGTAAAACACATTTTTGAAATTTTATAAACATTAATATAGGAGTATTAAGATGAAAGAGTTGATTAGACTCATGAACAAACAAGTAAACGTATTAAAGAGTACTGACGTTGAAAGTTTAAAGGATTTGATTTACGAGCAAGTCTCTGTAATTAACGATTTGGCAGCACGTTTAGATGTGGGGCGTGAAAGATATGCTAATTTGCAAAATGCTTACAATTCATTAAAGCATGAATTTAACAGACAAAGACGGCAATGGGATAACGATGAAAGGGATTTTGTTGCTTATGCAATTCAGTTAGAAAACATTTTAGAATCACATAATATAGAGGTGAAGTGATGAAGACTTTATATAGAGCAGACGACTTTGTCAACGGCAAAGGGATTTACAGAGGCATATTTGATGACATCAATGATGCTATTGCAAGTTTAGATTTTAGTGACGAGATTGTAAAGTCAGCACCAATATCTGGCTCGTGGTCTGAAATTGATTGTTTTGAAGTTGAGGAGTTAAAAGAACAATTTTGGGATTACACAGAATCGGAGCTAATGCAATTGTGGCAAAACGGCAAAGTAGTACAAACATTATATTATATCGAGAGAGTATGACGGCTAAAGATTTAAAATCCGGACACTTTTACAAAGTGCAATCACCTTCGAAATTAAATGAATATGCAGTGATATTCATACTTGACGTTGCTTTTGGCATGATACGATTTTATATGCCTTGTTGCTCGCCGATGTATCAGGATGAATTGAGTTTTGAAGATTTTGACAAAGCATTTATAATAGTTTGTAAATTAATTGTAAAGGTAACAAAATGGAGTTAACCTCGAATGATGAAAGATAAAATAGCTGAAATGTACGCACAATCTTTAATAGATGTCCTTGCTCCAGATGTATTCGCAGACCAAGTTTTGCGTTTAATCAGTGTTACCGGTTCGTTGCTCCCTGATATTAGGGATGAAATGGACGCTGATATGGAAGATAGTGGAATGGCACAAGGTGAAATTGAAAGTTGCTTAACGCACTGGGGCAACAAATATGTGATACATCGTAAGGAGTGGTTTAGCAATGAACATAGAGTATAGAGACAAAGACTTTATAATTGATTGTGGCTCAGATGAAATTGAAGTTAACGTTGAATATTGATTAAGAAGATATGAAACAAGAAGGAGTGAAAGGAGCATGAAACTGTACTTTGCCGAAGATGGCGAACGATGCTATCCACTGTCGTACCACAAAGAGCGGATGCACCAAGAGCGAATTACTGAACTGAAATTAGACCTTGCGAAGCCGGCGAACATTCCCGGAGTGTTTTATTGTAATGAATTTGACGAAGTAGGCGAAACAAGCGAATGCTGCGGGACAGCGAATTGCGATTCCTACGCTCCACGCAACGGGAATAATGGACTTTGCAAGCACTGGCGTAAAACCTACGAGCCGGCAGACGAAACGCTGATACTCACACTTGGCTTCTCTACTCGCAAAAAGAAAAACGTAATTAGGACAAAATGAATAAAATATTACTGGGCGATTGCCTCGATTTGATGAAAGAATTGGAAAGTAATTCGGTGGACTGTTTGGTTACGTCGCCTTTACCGATCCGTATTTATATATTGATGACCAATTTGATGAATTGGTGAGTGATTTTTACGAGCCTAATTATAAAGATTATATATTTAACAAGGAGCAGAGGATGGAGTTGTTGAAGGATTTTGGATTTAGTTATGTGTCGCAAACCGGTTGCCGATAACGGTTTGCAGCTATATTTAGCTGCGGACTTAGAAGCAAAAAAGTAGAAAAAAAGATAATTAAAAGTACGTAAGCTGGGTTTAAAAGCTAACCCCCACTTGCGTAAAACCAATGTTAGCGGTTGTTTTTTTTGTTATGTATAAAAAAATATATCATTCAGCCGATTACGCAGGCATAGATGCTGGAGAATTGAGATTATATTATGGCCACGAAGTAACATTGCAAGTTGATGATGAAGATGAGCAATGGTGTTTTAATGTCGTAAAAGATGGGAAGGAAGTCTTTTGCAAAACTACAAGTGTGCTTGAAGAATTTGTAAAAGATTGTCCATACAAAGATGTTAGAGATTATTTAATGGCAGGAATTGCATTGTGGCTGGTGTCTCAAAATAGCCACCAACACATAATTAAAGGCAAGGGGGGACAACTAATGAACATAGAGTATAGAGACAAAGACTTTATAATTAATTGTGGCTCAGATGAAATTGAAGTTAACGTTGAATATTGTGCAGGGTATGATGATACAGAATACTATTTTGAGATTGAAACAGTCACTTATGACGGCGAGGAATATAAACTAAGCGTATCACAAAGAGAACAAATAATGAACCATGTACGAAATTTATATGTTGATGAACAATTTGATGAATTAATGAGTGACTTTTATGAGCCTAATTATAAAGATTATATATTTAACAAGGAGTAGAGGATGGAGCTATTGAAAGAATTTGGTGCTAAATTAGGGTTGTTTGTGGCAATGGGCAAATTTAGTTTAATATTTATGTCTAACAAACAGCCTTTTGAATCATACGTTTTTAAAAAAGAAGAGTTAAAGGTTTTAATTAACGAATTAATTGAAATTGAAAGGGAAATGAAATGAATTTATATGCAAAATTAGCTTTAATTCAAAGCAAAGTTGAAAATATTCAAAAGAATGCGAAAGGATATAATTTTAAATATGCGGACGGGAATGCTGTGTTAAATGAAATACGACCTTTGATGGTAGAATATAACGTACTTTGCGTGCCGTCTTTAAAGGACATACGAATTCAAAGATTTGAATATCCGGACAAAAATGGTGTTTTAAAATATGAATATATGTTTAGCTCTGAGGGTGGTTACACTTGGATTGATGGCGACACGGGTGAAAGATTCGATGTTAGCTGGGTATTCGCTGGCAATAATGACGATTCAAGTCAGGCGCAAGGGAACGCATTGACTTATAATGAACGTTACTTCTTATTGAAATTTTTTAAAATTGCTACTCCGATAGACGACCCGGATGCTAAAACAACTACCTTTATTCGACCGAAAGCCGAAGTACAAACGGATAGTAGATTTATAACAGATGCGCAAAAGAGACTACTGTTTGCAAAGACACTTGAATATAATATTGACAAAGATACGATGAAACAATATTTAAACAACTTAGGGATTGAAACGTCGTCGGATATACCGAAAGACAAATTTAATTCTATTTTAAAAGATATAGAGACGGGAGAGCTAAAATGAACTACTATGATAGAAGTGAAATAAGCCATTCAGATTTAAAATTAATTGATATTTCGATTTATAAATATTTGAACAGAGAGGACGTTTCAACTGATGCAATGAAGTTCGGGACTATGTTTCATACGTACATTTTAGAGAATGAATTGTTTGCTAAAGACTATGTTATTGAAAATATTGACGGACGTACAAAAGAGGGCAAAGCGCGTAAATTAATCATAGAATCTGAGTTGAAACAAGTATGTAGTACAGAGCAATTCCAATTGATTTCAGAGATGGGGACAGCCATTAAAAAGCTCCCTTTGCAATTAATAGATTTCGACTTTGAGCACTCGGTCGAAAGAGAGGTCTATTTCGAGATATTAGACGTTAAATGCCGTTCTAAAATTGATTTTATAGACTATGACCATAAGCGAATTGTTGATTTAAAGACCATTGACGATATTACAAAGTCCTTTAATAAAGCGAAATATGATTATGGAACACAGTTGGCATTTTACAAACTTGGGATTGAACAGATATACGGTGGGGATTGGGAGACCTGGATTTTATTTGTTGAAAAAAACAAACCGTGTCAGGCTGTAAATTTACAAATTATAGATACGTCATATTATAATGATTGGATATTTAGCAATTTGGATAAGTATCGTAAATGGTTTGAAACAAAAGATGAAAGATATGAGTTGTATGAAAATGGGATTATATATTTATGAGCCAAGAATATAACGTAAATTTAAGCAATAGAGACCGGCGACATTCAATTACAAAACCACAGTTTGTATTATTGGAATCAATACGAAACGGTTTTGAATTAAGACGACATGAAATATTAGGTGATGTATTTTATAAACGTGGGGACGACACGATACCATCATACATGGTTAATGCACTTAAAAGACACGGATTAATTGAATTTATAGACGGTTTGGCGGTGGTGACAGAGCAAGGGAGATTATATGAATGTTAATTTAAGTGCTTTATTAGGTCAAAGTGCAATCACCTTCGAAATTAAATGAATATGCAGTGATATTAATGATTATTATTTTTAAATTAATAAGGGTCTCAAAATGAATAACATCATAGTTTTGAATCAAAATGAATTGCAAGAAATCATTTCAGAGCAATTGAAGCAACTTTTGAAAGTTGAATTTGCTAAATTACAGCCACACATCGATACCGAGCAATTACTGAAAGTTCATGAAATTGCCGAAATCTTGAAAGTATCTCCCGTCACCATAGCATATTGGAAGAAGCACGGTAAAATCCCGTTTAGACAAATCGGACGTCGTATTTTTTACGAAAAGAATGAAGTCTTGAATGAAATGGCTAAATTACGGAACGGGAGCAATTGAAGTGAAACAAGACGGGGGTAGTGACAGAGCGAGGGAGATTATATGAACGTTAATTTAAGTGCTTTATTAGGTCAAAGTGCCTTTTGGCTTATAAATAAAGCACTTGCTAAAATCATAGGTCGTGACGAAGCGTTTCTATTATCCGATTTGATTTCAAAATATGAATATTTTGAAAGTCAGGGCAAATTGACGGAAATTGAGGACAAACAATATATGTTTATGACTTATGAGTCCATTGAAAATGACACTTTGTTTAGCAAATATGAGCAACGCAAAATTATAGCTAATTTAATTAACATGGGTTTTGTCTCAAAAGTCAGTTCCGGTATGCCTCGAAAGACATTTTACCATATTGACAAAATGGCTGTAGCGTCAGTATTTACCTGTCGTGAAGAAAGTGAACGTCATGTAGTGAAGAAAGTGAACGACATGTCGTTAAATTCATCAATTCTCGATGAAAATATACCTTATTATATATATAATAATAAATATAAAAATAATATATCGTGCGATTTTATTTTTGAAGACAAATTTAAAGACAACAAAGACAATATAACGTGCGATTCTTTTGTTAAAGACAAAAACAACAAAAACAATGAAAACAATATTACGTGCGAAACCAAAACCGAAACCAAAACCAAAACCGAAAAAGATAAAAAGTTTGAACTCTTCTGGGAACTATACGGCAAAAAGATTGATAGATTTGGCTCGCAAAAGAAATTCATGAAGCTAACCAACAAAGACATTGAATTAATTTTAGTCCACGTGCCGAAATACGTAGCATCAACTCCGGATGTACAATACCGGAAGAACCCTAAAACATATTTAAACAACAAAGGTTGGTTAGATGAAATTGTGGTAAGCGAACAAACACGTTACAGCAAATGGGATTAAAACCGTCATAAATTGTATTTAAGACGTTTATAAAACGGAGCGTAAAAATCCATCCATCGTTTTTAGCGTGGGTGGGTAGTTCACAAAAAGGAGGCATAATGGAATTAATAAAATGGGAAAAGGCCAAACAGGCAATAATGGAGTGCAAAACCATTGATGAAGTGAAAGAAATCAGGGATAAAGCAGAGGCATTACGGATGTACGCAAAGCAATCCGGTGAAAGTTTGCAGGTTCAAAACAATGTTGCTGAAATAAAAATCAGGGCAGACAAGCGGATAGGGGAGATAAGCAGGGATTTGCCGACAAATCAATTTAAGGGACTTAACAACGTCTCGTTATCCCACGATGGGGGAACGACCAAAACCCA